ATCAGCCACAATGCGGATGGGACTAAAATGCTACCTGTCTCTTGTACTTTTAACCCAAACAACGGCCTGCATGGGACTATCACGGTCTCAGCAAGTCTCAGTCTGACGACTATCCCACGCTCTAGCTCTGTAAGTGTGAGCGCTGGAGTCATTGGTAGTGCGGTTACTATCAATATTAACCGTCAAAATCCTAATTTTAAGCATACGGTGCGCTATGCGTGGGCTGGTAAGTCAGGGACGATTGCAACGAATGTAGACACATCCACCAGCTGGACGATCCCTCTTGACTTTGCCAATGACATCCCAAACTCAGCAAGCGGAACAGGGACAATCTACGTCGATACCTACTCAGGGAACACAAAGACAGGAACACAGTCCACTACATTCACGGCAAGCGTACCAGCAAATGTCAAGCCCACTTTTACAGGGGTCTCATTGTCAGACTTGAATGGTGCTGCTCAAAATCTCATCCCAAGCGGAAACACGTTCATTCAGGTAATCTCTAACATCAAGGTTGCATTTAATGGCGCAGTCGGCTCCTACGGCTCATCCATCACTGGATACTATGCTGAAATTGTCGGCAAAAACCAATCCACAAGCTCAAACGGTGGAAGTCTTGGCATTATGAACTATCACGGCACCATCAAAATCAGAGCGAGCGTGTCTGATAGTCGTGGCAGATGGTCAGATACTAAAGAGGTATCCGTGACCGTGCTTGAGTATTTTGCTCCTGCCTTGAGCTTTAGTATTGCAAGGACAGGCTCAACCTCTAGCACCTTGACCGCTACGAGAAATGCCAAAGTAGCGCCTTTGACAGTCTCAGGGAGTCAGAAAAACACAATGTCGCTGACTTTCAAGGTTGCTCGGCTTGGGACTACTAACTTTCAAGTGGATACAGGACCAGCTACTGGATCCTGGACAAGTATCTCAAGTCTAGTCAATTCACAGGCTAATCTTGCTGGCAATTATCTAGCTAATCAGTCGTGGATTGTAATCGGAACGCTTGAGGACAAATTCACTCGTACTGATTTCATGGTCAACGTGGCCACGGAAAGCGTGGTTTTGTCTTATGACAGGTCAGGGGTTGGGGTCAATAAAATTCGTGAGCGTGGAGCGCTTGATGTTAAGGGTGACATCTATGCGAATGATAGACCTATCCAGCAACATCAGCTGACAAATCATGAAGGTTTTTCGATTAATACACAACAAAACCCAGATACTATCCTAAAAAATGGTATGTATTATCTATTAAATGGCGAAAATCGGCCATTTAATAGAAACGGATGGTTATTTGTACAAGTTTACGCGAATCCAGCGTATGCAGTTCAGACATTTTGGCTTGCTGAACAAGAAATTATGTTAGTGAGGCATAGAATTGATGGAAGATGGAAACAATGGAAAGAGATTTCAACCGTACAAGCAACCATTTCAAGAAAAATCGAGCTAGGATGGTATGTGAACGGCACTGCTACAAGAAATGGCAATGTGGTTACAATTTCAACAGAAAGAAAAATCACGAATATCAACACAGTTTCAGATTATCGAGAAGTCAAGGAAACAATACCCGCTGGATTTAGACCAACTCAAGAGGTTAACTTTATCTTACAAGGATTGTCTGACTCAACAGTAACTGGAACGGCTGTCTTACACCTTGCAACAGATGGGAAAATCCGTCTTACAAGTAAATCTCAAGGAAATAAGTATTGGACGGGTACAATAACTTATATTACAAACGATCCTTACCCTTAATAAATGAAAGGAGAATATATGAAATTAGAGTATGGGACAAAGTCCCAAGAATTTGACGCAAGTGGAACAGCGTCCACCACCAAAGTCACGCTGGTAAACTCAGATGGTGCTATTGTACCTATCTTGCTACCAGCTGATAAAATCAGCTTGTCCAATACTGAACTCTTTGAGTTGGCACTCGAGGCTCTTTATCAGGAAAACTTCCCTCAGCGTGCTGAAAATGAACGCTTTAGCAAGGTAACTCAAGAGCTGCAAAAGAGCAAAGAGGCAGCGGATAAAACTGAGCAAGCAGTAACAGAAACTAAAGAAAATCTTGACACTGTTGCAGCTATTACAGAGGTACTAATTGCTCTTGCTGTTTCACAAAATGGAGGAATGCCTACCCATGCTTATGGCAAGGTGGCTGCATTTGTCAAGCCACTAGTCAAGAGTACACGCTACACAAATGGAGACATCATTTCAGGAGCTTACCCATTTGAAAACAATGCCAAATGGCCAAAAGGGACGCCGACTATCTTTCAATTTCAAATGAAAACAAACGAGGGATACACTTGGAAAGATCAGTCACTATCTGATATGCTGCAGCAAGGTGTGCTGACCGTGGTCATGCCACGTATTGATTAAGGGGGATATATGCAAATCGAATTTTTCAATTTTTTAAGAGGTGTCGTCCAGACTGAGGACGGTCTGGTCTTGTACGCTCTAGCTTTGATTGTTTCGATGGAAATCATTGATTTCTTGACAGGAACAATTGCTGCTATTGCAAACCCTGACATCGAGTATAAGAGTAAAATCGGCATCAACGGACTCCTTCGTAAGATTTTAGGAGTTCTCTTACTGATGATCCTTATTCCGATGTCTGTGCTCTTGCCTGAAAAAACAGGCTTCCCATTCTTGTACTCGATCTATCTCGGATACATCGCATTTACTTTTCAATCACTCATTGAAAATTACCGCAAACTAAAAGGAAATGTTACTCTTTTTCAGCCAATTTTAAAAGCGTTTCAGCGCTTACTTGAAAAAGACGAAGATAAAAATAAAGGAGAATAACACATGATTAACTGGAAAGTACGATTTAACTTTAAAAATAAAACATTCTTATTGCGAGTGGCATTCGCACTAGCTTTGCCAATTCTCGCATATTTCAATCTTAAACTGGAGGACTTGGTCAGTTGGGGAGTCATTTTAGACTTGCTTGGCAAATTCTTTGCGAACCCTTATCTTGTGGGGTTGACAATTGTAAATATCCTAAATATCATTCCAGATCCAACAACTGCAGGAATTTCTGATAGCAAACGTGCACTCGAATACTACGAACCAAGCGAAGACTAGGAGAGAACAATGAAGAAAAACGACTTATTCATCGACGTATCCAGCCACAACGGCTACGACATCACAGGGCTATTGGAGCAGATGGGAACAACTAACACGATTATCAAAGTGTCAGAAAGTACAAGCTACCTAAATCCGTGCTTGTCCGCTCAAGTAGAGCAGTCAAACCCTATCGGATTCTATCACTTTGCCCGTTTTGGCGGAGATAGTGAAGAAGCTGAAAGAGAAGCACGCTATTTTCTTGACAACGTACCGAAAGCCGTTCAATATCTGGTGCTAGACTATGAAGACGACGCAAGCGGGGACGTACAAGCAAACACAAGCGCATGTTTACGCTTTATGCAAATGATTGCCGAAGCTGGGTATAAACCTATTTATTATAGTTACAAACCTTTCACGCTTGAAAATGTGGACTATCAGCAGATTTTAGCAGAGTTCCCAAACAGCCTTTGGATTGCCGGGTATGGTTTGAATGATGGTACAGCTAACTTTGAATATTTCCCATCCATGGACGGGATTCGCTGGTGGCAATACTCTTCAAATCCGTATGACAAGAACATTGTTTTACTAGATGACGAAGAAGCCGAATCAAAATGGAAAAGAAATGATACTGGTTGGTGGTGGGAACACCCTGACGGATCTTACCCAAAAGAAGAATGGGAAAAAATAGGCGGTACTTGGTATTACTTCAACGAGAGAGGTTATTCAATAGCTTCTCGCTGGTTGAAGGATGATGGAAAATGGTACTACCTCAAAGAAAACGGCGCAATGGCCGTTGGTTGGGTTCTTGTGAATGGTAAATGGTACTATCTTGATGCTTCAGGAGCAATGGTCACTGGCTGGGTTCAATACAAGGACAAACTATACCATCTCAAAGAAGAGAACGGCGAAATGTCTTCAAAAGAACTTGTTAAAGTTGAAGGAGGCTGGTACTATGTCAACGAAGATGGTAGTCGTTCGGACAAACCAGCATTTGATGTATTACCTGATGGACTTATCACCACAAAATAAATTTTAAATAAAGAAAGGAGATTCTATTTCTTCTTAATAACCCGCAGGCAATAGCTTGGGGGCTTTTTTGTTTGCTCTGAAAGTACTTTCTAAAATAAAAAAAGTTTAAATTTCTTTGTCAAAACGCTTGACCTTCTCGGTATACCGTGATATAATATAATCAAGATAAGGAAAGGGAGTTCAAAAGAACTCAGGTAAAACATCATGATTACTAAAGAACAACTCAACAAATACTACAGCGAACACTTGGATGAACTCGTTGAGTGGGCTGACGATTTAAATGAATTGTGTCTGTACGCCTACCTAGATGAAGATGACAATTTATACTGCGGTCCTAATCAACTGCATCATGGTTACACACAATTCAGAATTCCACTTCAAGCTAAGGCGGTAGTGGATGATGATTGGGATTACGATTTCTTCAACAACCCATCAGAATACGATGGGTGGGATGAAACTTTGGAAGAAATGCTTGAGGAATTAAATGATTAAAAAATATATCTATGGATCGTGCATGTAGATAGGGGGGGTGTTCTATGCATATTAACACATCACAAGTTGAGGCAGTCTTGATGGATAAGACTGTCTCAGCATACCGATTATCTAAAGAAATCGGTATGCAGGAGAGCTCCATATCTCTTTTGAGAAATGGTAAAAAGGATTTCAAAAAGCTAACTCCTGAGGTAGCTATGAGAGTCCAATCTTGGATAGATGCTGGTAATTAGCCGCAGGCAATAGCTTGCGGGTTTTTTGTTTGCAATAATAAAAGCAGTGACCGAAATCACTGCTTATCAGCTGTAGCAAATTTATAAAGTTTTTCTGCCGTTAGAAGTGCCATTTTGTCCATGCTCGTTTTTCCTTTTCTGAGGTCAGAAACGGTAGTCCATGGCACACCAGCACCTTGTGAAATAGCAGATGTAGAAATAGAACTGTTAAGTAATTCTTGAATAACTTTTCTCATATTATTTGTCCTTTTTATTTTTTAGATAGATATATACATTGATCACAATTATAAAAATAGCTATTGCACTAACCATTGCTTTTCCTCTTTTCATTTGATAAAATAGAGGTGTGAGGGGCTTTCGCCCCCACCTCTTAGCGTTTACCTTTTTCTTTTGCGGGAGTTGGGTTTACGCTTTTTGTTTTGCCTTGCGACCGTTATTGCGGTCACTAGACTTGCGATAGCAGTTACTGTTTCAGGGATATTATCTATCGCCTTTTCAAGTAACCTAAGCCAATCTTCTTTGTTCAACTTCCTCACCTCCTTTCCTTATCTTGATTATATTATATCACGGTACACCGAGAAAGTCAAGCGTTTTGATAAAGTTTTTTTACTTTTTTTCAAAAAAATAGGTGTCTTCTTGAAAGTAGTACTCCTTTTAAGACAAAGAAAAAAGCAGTGACATTACTCACTGATTCTTTTGTAAACTATTAGAACTAAATTGCAGCCTTCTCAACTATACGGGCAAAGGTTAGTATGAAAATGAATACGAAGATGAATACGATTTAAAAA